TTTCTGCACTTTCTAAATCAGATGCAAAGTAATCAATAAAAAAATCTTGTGCTTTAATAAATTCTGTAACTGGTCTTTGTAATGAAGGATTAAAAGAAGTTTTCTTAAATGCTGTTCCATACAAAGCTACATGAAATAACATTTTATCTAACTCAGGTCCGTACTCAGGCATTTGTATTTGTGTTTGCCAATTTAAAAATTGTCTTACACGATTTGCTTGTTCTAATTTAGGTTGAGTTTGTGTGCCCATAATTCTAGTTCTAACTGGGCCTTCAGTTGGAAATAATTCTTTGTATGCTTTAGCTTGAAACTTTACAACTGCTTGTGCAAGAACTGGATGTGTAACACCACTTGCTCCTGGAAATGCACCTGCACCTTCATCATATTTTAAACCTAATAGTTCTATACCTTCTTCTGCAATTTCATCATACTCTGCTCTAGATTGTTTATCTCTATCGTAACCTTCTTGTAATTCTTTAGAAACTTCTTGTATATCAGACTCTGGCATATTTTCAGCCAGGTTATCATCAAAGTCCCCCATCATCATAGGAGCATCTTCTTCAAGAAGACCCATAGCTTCAGCTTCATCTAATTGTTGTTGATCTGTTAAAGTGACTTCTACGCCACCATCTTGTGTTTCAGTTATCTCTTGACCTGTAGGTAAGTCTGCAGATAACGTATCGTCTTCTGGTAATTCTATTCTTTTTTCTATAGCCATGTATCCCCTTTAGTAGAATTTTCTACCATCTCTATTATAAATCTCTTGCTCTCGTTTGTCAAGCCAAGTATCAGCTCCATGTGAAACATATCCACCATTTCTCATCCATATCAATGCTTGTGTAAGTGTATCCATATAATCATCATGAAGTCCTGCTGGAAAAGCTCTAGTCTCATCTATAACTTCCATAGCCCAATCTTTTTTAAAAGGGGCAAATATTCGTCTGTTATGAAACAAAGATGTTATAGAATATGCTCTAGCAACTTTATCTCTGTCTGGTTGAAACTCAAATATAGGCAAACCTGTTAAACGTAAGTCTTGTATCAAGGATTGACCCGAAGCTTTCTTCTCTATCAGTATCGAATCTGGATTATGTTGATTATATTTTTTAACTGCTTTCTCTCTAAGTGTCGGATAATCCCATCTTCCTTTTTCTGCCCCCAATAATATTAAGTTAGGCATATCTAATCCTTTAGTAAACACACCCCATGTAGTTATCGCAGAATAATCTGCAGTTGTTCGTGTAGAAAATGCAGTATCCCATGATTGTATTATGTATTCACACTCAGGTGGGTCTGGATTCTCCCAGTTCTGCCACCAATCTAGTTTTATTATGTTACCTTCTTCTGCAGATGGAGCTTGACCGTACAATGCATCAAATTTAAATGGGGGTGTATTGTTTTTTGTGCGGATTATTTCTTCAGTTGACCAGTGAAATCCGTTTTTCTCGTCAGGTTCTGGCCAAAATGACTCACCTAACTGCAATTCTGTGTAATTTTTAGATAAATACCCCTGTTTTACTAGTTTTTCACGCGCATCTTCTAGTTTTTCTAAAGAATCTGTAGTATTTAGTGCAGGAATACGCACAACTTCCCATGAATCTGACATAGGAGAGCTATCTTCTAGAGATAATAGGTGTCCAGCTAAGTCTCTTTCGTGCCATCTTGTCATAACTATAACAACTTTACCACCAGGCATGAGTCTTGTACGCAATCCAGAAGCATACCACTCGTTTAGAGCCTCTCTTCTAGCTTTTGAAAACGCATCTTGCTCTGATATTGGGTCATCTATGATTGCTAAGTGTGCACCAAAACCTGCAATACCAGATCCTGAACCAGCTGCTAGGAATGAACCTGCATCTTTGCCTTTGTGTTGAAGACTCCAGCTGTTCGCAGAACGATTATCTTTACGAATATTTATTTGTGGAAAGATAGATTTGTATTGTGGGGTATTTACAATATCACGTATGGCGCGGCCGAACCTTGTTGCGAGATCATCACTGTGTGACACAGCAATCTCTTGCCAATATGGATTTTTACCCAGTGCCCATGCAGGAAAGTATGTAGATGTTATTAATGATTTGCTTGAACGGGGGGCAACAAATACCATCAAACGGTCTGACTCCCCACTTGCAATTTTCATTAGTTGATCACATAGCAATCTGTGATGCGGCCCAACACTAAAGGATGGGTTCATCAACATAACGAAAGCCAAGAGATCTTCTCTTGCTTGTTGTACGGCTACTCTGGTAGCGGCGTTTCTATCTTCTGTCGTTAAGGACATATACTTCATCACCCCAAATCACAAGTTGCGTAAAAGCATCTTGTGGAGGATTGTTCGGATCGTATATATCCAGATCTGGATTTAAAATCATGCTCGTATCTCCTGTTACTTTTACTTGCATTAAAACTTTTTATTATAACTAATACCTATTTTATTTTTACCCACATTAACAGAAAAACCTGCATCTTTCATTTTCTTACCCATACCTTTTATTTTGGTATAGCCAGGTATTTTAGATGCGGTCTCGTCTGCTTTCTTTAAAACTATTTTCTTTAGCTCATCAGCTGGATTGTTTAGTTTACTATTCGTTGTTGTATTTGACATTATCTACCTCTGCTGCCACCAATTTTTTCTGACATCATTTTTTGACGTAGTTTATTTTTAGCTTTACCTTCTGCCCCTCTGTCAAACTTACCTTCACGTTCTTGTTTTTTAACATCGTTTAGTAATGAATTAAATTTAAAACCATCGGCTTTCATTCTTTTCTTTAATTTGTTTATTTGAATTTGATATTTATTTCTGCTATCGCCTTCAACTTTAGTGCCAACTAATTTTTCTTTATTAGCTAATAAAGTTTTTAGTTGATCGCCATATTTGTCCATGGCAGTTGCTGCTTCTTTCTTTGGTTCAAAACCTTTTCTAGCTTCTTTATTTAATTTAGCAGCCATTTGTTTAGATGTTTCTCTTCGGCCAGCTTCTTTGGTAACAGTCATCGGATCTTCGTATTGAGATGGCACTTTTGCATCTCTGGTGTTACCTTTTATCTTTGTATTATCTTTTTTCTTTTTGTTTTCTTCGTGCATCTTTCCGATTTCTTCACTTACTTGAAATCTTGACATTATTTACCTCCTACGATTTTTAGTTTTGGTGCAGCAATTTTCTTCAGACGTTCAACATCGCGTTCGATATCTTCCTCGGAGTTGCCAGTAGAGAATGCGTTTTGCACATTCATCTCAGTTACATTCTTATCAGTCCACATAGCTTGATGTTTACCCAATAATTCAAGGGAGCGGATAGCCGCGTTATAATCGCCCTCCTGCTCAGTCTTCTCAGCGATACGTACTAGGCGGCGCAATATATCATCCGCTTCAATTTTAGTACGCTTTGTCTGGTCGGCTTTAAGTTCTGATATTCTTTTTGCCACTAATGGATTACGAATCATAGTCCATGCGTTTTTCTTTGCATGTTGTTCGCCGTATCCAGCACGGATTGCTGCAGGAACAGCCGCCAAGTCTTTAATAAACTCTTGACAGAACTGCTCTTGTTGTGGAGTTAGTGTATCGCCTTTAGCCATATTAAATATTATAACTCAAAAGGTATTGTAATTCAAGGCTAGGTGCGTTATAATATTCCTGTATGGTCGCAAGATCATACGTCTCCTGTATAGAGGAGAGGAAAACAGCGTTACATATCACACACACACTTCACACAATAACGCTCCTCTCCTCAACTTTAAAAAAAAAACGTCAAAATTTGAAAAAATTTTTTGAGGTCTATATGTGTGTGTATACGCGCGTAGATTTTTCCCTCCCCCCACCTCGACTTATCGACCACCCCGACCACATAGGGTGCGACATTCTGTCACATGTGACAACTTGTCAAGTTCTGAGTATCAGCAGGGATTTTGCGTATGCGTTTTTTGCATATCAGTTATGCCAATTGAACATAATACTTGCCTTATTGATGCCACAATTTAGTGCATAATGGATTTTATAACGGGATCAGAAGACCTAGTTAAACCTTGAGCAATACGGCTCATTGTTTGAAACTTATTCACAGCCTGTGGATAACTTTTGAAAATAGTTCTTGACTTGGTTTTTTATTCTGTTATGCTGTAAGCATAATAAAAAAGTGAGGTTTTTTATGGCTAATTATTCAAATGGGAATAGTGTGTATTCTCAGAAAATGTTACCTGTTGGAAAAAGTTTAGTTTACAACAGTATTAAAAATGAGTGGCAAGATTGCTCAGATCCTAACAAGCTAGTGACTAGGTATCCAAATCACAAAGTTGATTGTAGCGAATCAAGAATAGACGGGTTTCATCGATATAAGGTCAATGAAATAATAGAACAAGCCAAGAATAAAAAGGGTAGAAAACCAGCTTGGCTGAAAATGTTTAAATAGGAGAAATTAACATGGTTAGAAAATACAACGCTTTTAATCCTTGCGTAAATGCTGAAAAAGTTTTAGAAAAATATTCTAAAAAGTGGGTTATGAAATTACCAAGTTTAGAAGTCATTGACGATAAGTTTGATGACTTAACAGATAGTGAAGTTCAATTGATCAATAAAGATTTGAAAACTGAATTTGGAATAGATAGAGGAATAAAACAATGGTTATAGATACTAAAAGTGTAGTTAAAAAATTATCAAATAATGAACTTTGTGATGTTATTTCATTAAAAGTATTTTTATTATTCCCAAAACCTCCTCCAATACAATAACTAGATCCATGAGGTTCATTAGGTCTAGTTACTCGAGGAGTTTCTACTACTGTAAAATTAAATTTATTAT